GAGATGAGTGATGCATATAGCGTAGACTTCATTCCGCTTAACGATGAAGAGAACGCTAAGTTAGTAGATGCTGGCGCGCAGCAAGCCAAGAGACGTGACGGCTCAGCTGTCGAACATCAAGGCTTCGAAGGTCGCCCAGTCTATAAGATCAAGCGCAAGACCCACACTCGTGCTGGTGATGAGCTAGGTCCTCCTAGTGTAGTCGATAGTCAAGGTAATCCAATTGATGTACTGATTGGCAATGGCTCTAAGGTACGCGTATACGGTAAAGCCTTTAACTGGAACTTCAAAGGCAAGAGCGGTACAGGCTTAGGCTTAAATACTGTCCAGGTCTTAGAGCTTATTGAGTATAATACTGTGGATAAAGTAGCTGGTGGCTTTGTTGCCAACACTGAAGTACCACAGAACCTTGGCGGGTCGGACGAAGCTGAGGTATTTTAGAGCCCTATCTGGGGACCCTTGTAGACAGGAGGTGATCTGTGTCTCTGCGCCGGGCAGTATCCCGGTACCTAATTCGAGGAACAACTTAACATGACATTACTAGTCGATGGCGATATTTTAGTTTATTCCGTAGGGTTTACCTGCGAACAGAGATGGTATGAAGTAGAGTGCCCATCAACTGGCGATATTAAGGTGTTCCAAACTAAGAAAGATATAAAGCTGTTTAACAAAGAACTAGGCAATGACGATATAGAGTTGTGTCGATCAGCTCAGCCTGAGCACTTTGCTAGAACAGTAATGGGGTCTATGCTGAAAGGATGGCAGCGAAAGTTTGCAGACAAGGACGTCCGCATTTTTCTAACCGATACAGACCTAAAGCAGAACTTTAGATATAAGCTTGACAGTAGCTACAAGGCTAACCGTAAAGGTTCTGTTAAGCCTATCCACTACGGAATGCTTCGGAACTACCTGATCAACCACTACAATACTGAAGTAGTCTCTGGGATTGAGGCAGATGATGCGCTCGGCATAGCCCAGACAGAAGACACTATCATCATCTCCAAGGACAAGGACTTGCTTCAGGTGCCTGGGAGACATTACAACATCACTAAGAACAAACAGATAAAGGCTACTAAGAAAGGGAAGCTAGAGCTGTGGAGGGATAAGGCAGGGAAAGCTAGGCTTACTGGGCATGGATTCAAATGGTTCTGTGCTCAGATGTTGCTTGGAGATGATGTGGATAATATCAGAGGGATAGCCCGCATGGGTGCTGTAAGGACACACAAGGCCTTAGAGAAGGCCAAGAATAATCAGGCATGTTGGGACCTAGTCAAAGAGATCTACGAGAAGAAAGAGCGTGAGGATCTCCTGACCAATGCCCAGATGCTATGGATCTTAAGAGAAGAAGGAGGATGGTTTGATGAGTCGCAGATATAGCAGAGCTAAGCTGTATGGAGCAGACAGTAAGTGGGAGTTAAAGCTAAGGGAGGGCATACTAAAGGACTTGCAATATCACCCATGTAAGCTAGACTATACTAAACCAGCTACGCAACATACGTATGAACCTGACTGGAGTCTGAACATGGGGCGTAAAACAATTTATATAGAAGCTAAGGGAAGATTTGTTGACAGGAATGAATATATGAAGTATATTTATGTTAGGGACTGCTTGAAGAAGAATGAAGAACTTGTGTTCTTATTTATGAAACCTAACACTCCGATGCCAGGAGCTAGGCGTAGGAAGGATGGAACGATAAGGACACATGCTGAATGGGCCGAGAAAGAAGACTTTCGATGGTTCAGCGAACAGAACATTAACCTCTTGATTGGAGATAAATAAATGCATTATGAAATAATTATAGGGGCGATAGCCGCCTTATTGGCTGCTGCACTGGTAGCGGGAATATACGTAGGTAGCGCTGCTTGGACCTATCATATGACATATGATTATGAGGTTGTTGTAAAAGATGGAGACAAAGTTATATATGATGGCCCGGCTGCTTGCGTATCATATAGTTCCGTAGGTTCCGCTACTACTGTTAGGATTATGAAGCCTTTCTTATACTGTTCTTTATTCCAGGCCAAAGAATTAGTTTCTAATAATATAACTGTTTCTACAAAAGGAGAATAATAAATGAGAGTATTATATTTTGACGTGGAAACGAGTCTGATGCAGGTCTATACGCACTACATCGGCAGCAAGGTATCTATCCAACCTAGCCAGATTAAAGAGCATAGCCGCATCATCTGTATCTGCTACAAGTTCTCAGACGAGAATAAGGTACACGAGCTGCACTGGAATGAGGATCAGGATGACTCTCAAATGCTGGCTGAGTTCAACAAGATAGCTGAGCAAGCAGATGCCCTATGTGGTCACAACGGCCAGGGCTTTGATGTTAAGGAGATACGAGGGGCTATAGCCTTGCGCGGCCTAGCTGATGCCTGGTGCGAGACCCCTTGTTTGGATACGCTGAAGGACTACAGACGCATGTTCCGCTTTAAGTCTAACCGCTTGAACGCTATTGCTCAGCATCTAGGCTTAGGCCACAAGGATCCTATGGGCATGCAGGACTGGATCAACGTATCTAACAACGTACCTGGTTCCCTTGAGAAGATGATCAAGTACTGTAAGAAAGACGTTAAGCTGCTTGAGTCTGTCCATAAGCGCTTGGCTAAGTATGTCACTCCAACCAACACTGAAGTACGTATGCTCAAGATGAATAAGAGCTTTGACTTTAACTGTAAGGAATGTGGTGATAGGAAGTTTATTAAGTACGGTATGTACACCTATAAAGGCCAGAGCTACCAGAAGTACCTGTGTAAATCTTGCTCCACTGTTAACATGCCCGAGAAGGATAATCAATCATGAGTATTGACGATATAACTCCAGAAGAATGGGATGCGCTGAGGGAGGCATTCGAGGAAGATAGAGTACTCCCAGCGCCTACTCTCGTTACGCTGATGGAGATGGGAGCGGATATTCCAGAGGAGTTTGAGGACGTATACGACGTCATGCTACCAGGAGCAGAGAAACATGGAAAGGACACATGGTTGGATAAGGATAATCCCAGCCTTGAGCATAGGGCTAATCATGCCTCTATGTCTAGGCATCTTGCTGAAGGATACATGGGCAGAACAGCAGACCCAGAGACTGGACTACACCCGTACCTACACCTGGCCTGTCGGGCTCTTATGGCATACACTAGGTATAAACGAGGTATTGATAAGCATGAAGATAAGTAACAATGGAGTAGAGCTCATTAAGAGTTTTGAGGGACTAGAGCTGGATGCCTATGTATGTGCAGCAGGAGTGCTGACAATAGGCTACGGCCATACAGGTGGCGTTAAGGCTGGGGATAGGATTACTGAGGATGAGGCAGAGGCCCTGCTAAGAAAGGATCTGAGACGCTTTGAGAGAGCCGTAGAGGCCCAGATAGAGGTACCCCTAGACCAGTCGCAGTTCGATGCGCTAGTGTCGTTCACGTTTAACCTAGGGCCTCACGCGCTAAAACAAAGTACCCTCCGCCGGAAACTGAACCAGGGGGACTATTCTGGTGCAGCTGAGGAGTTCCAGCGGTGGGTATACGCGGGGGGTAAACGTTTGAAAGGCCTAGAAAGGAGACGAAAGGCAGAGTCAGACTTGTTTAAAGCTTCTCTATAATCCTATCTATCTTACTCTCCATCCTTCTTGAATCTTCTTTGAGCTCCTCTATCCGAACCTGGAGGGGCTCCATCTTATCTTGTATCAGCTGACGAGCTTCTTGTTCATTAAGACTCTGTTCAGCCTTTTCTTCTAGACGTTTGAATTTGTACATCAGATAACCTATGATACTTCCTATTATAAATTTAAATGCTACCTCTAGGGTCATGAGCATGCCCTTCTCCATTATCATGAGAGTGCCCTCTTTATTATAATTATTATTCAGGCTTGAGTGCCCTCAATGCTTTCTTAACATTATACCTCTCGATCAGTGGAGGACCAAACTTCTCAGGCCCTATCACATCAATCAAATCTTCTACATACCGCGGACAGGCTGCATCCAACTTCTTTAATTGCCGTTTCCACTTCTGCATAGCAGTCATAGGGGCAGGATCATTGGCCTTATAGGCAGCCACTGCTTCCGGTGTTCGCAGCTTGAGAGCCGCTTTTTTAACGTCCTCAGGGCAGTTGTCTAGAGGAGTGGTTGGATTAACAACATATCTATGCACTTTGCCGTTGTTTTCTTCCCTAACCTCTATGTTATTCCCTACAATCTTAAATATATGAGCCATTACTTATTCCTCGAATTAATCGTCTTTCTTGTATATACACATAATTTCAACTGCGCCTGAAGCCGTGAACTCGGTACCCTGCATTGCGGTGCTCCCGGTTGTAGCGTCATTAACGAAGAGTTGTATATAATCATTAGAGCCATAACACCTAGCGTGAACGCTTTCGCCGGCAGTAATAGCTAAATCGTTCTGGTATCCTATCGCGCAAGCATAGCCGTCGGTAGCGTCTCCTGATGGGGTAAAAGGAAGGCCAGTAACTCGTAAGTCTCCCGAGACAGAACCTAAAGATGTTACGCGGACTCTGCACCGGATAATTAC